GGTATGGCAGACATGAACGCGAAGTGATGTTTGCTGATCTTGGATGGTTTGAAAAACGAGCAGCATGTCAAGAGACAGTAAATAAGACTGTGTTTTATAATGTGTCAGTGTGTGATGTTGATTATCGTCCTAGCAACAAGGTGACCGTTATTGATCTTCCTAAATAAGAGGTATGATTATGCCATTTTACTCTGTTCGCAAAAAAGATTCCGATGTTGTTCAGCCGCTTCCTCTCATGAGCTATGCCGACTTGCAAAAGTTTCTGGCGGAGAATCCTGAGTATGAGCAAGTGATCGAAACGCCAGGAATGGTAAAGGTGAACTAATGCCCACTTACGATATCCTTCACAAACCAACAGGTGAAGTAACAGAACGCTCCATGTCGATAGCGAGCCTGGACACATTTCTCAAAGAGAATCCTGAGTATGAAGTGACATTCCGACAAATGACTATTGGCGATCCGGTTGCTTTAGGAATCAAGCAGCCACCCTCAGAATTTATTGAGGGAGTGATAAAGCCGATTGAACGTCGGAATTTTAGAGGTAAAACAAGAGAGTCACGATTCAATTCTACGCGAGAAGTCTAATCTTAACCGAAGGACCAACATGGGACGTAAGGTTGTTCAAGTGACACCTTCCCCTTTATCATGTAAACATATAAAACCAATTACTATTAATCAGAACAAAGCCTATAAGGAATTTCATAAGGGATACAACCTTATTCTTCATGGAGTTGCGGGAACCGGAAAAACATTCATCTCAATGCATATGGCATTGTCTGCGGTGATGGCCGAGGGATGTAAACAAAATCAGGTAATTGTGGTTCGTTCAGCCGTCCCAACAAGAGAGATTGGATATTTGCCAGGTACGCTGAAGGAAAAAATTTCTGCCTATGAAGATCCCTATAAGGATGTCTGTGATGATTTGTTTGAGAAAGCGACCGCCTACGAAGAATTGAAAGCCAGAAAGTTATTGACATTTACAACCACCTCGTATCTTCGTGGATTGACATGGAAGAATGCCATCGTGGTGGTGGATGAAATTCAAAACTTGAATTATGAAGAGTTGCGAACAGTTATTACCCGTGTTGGAGATAACACCAGAATCATTTTCTCCGGTGATTATCGTCAAAGCGATCTTGAGCGTTATAAGGAACGCCAGGGGCTCAGTCACTTCCTGAACATTCTTGAGTCAATGGAATGTTTTGCGAAAATTGAATTTGGGTCAGATGACATTGTGCGAAATGCACTAGTGAAAGAATTTATTATACAGGAGTGCAGATATCAAGATGCAGGTCACGCCATCCAAGTTTCAGCAGGTTAAATTACCTGGGTTAGACTTTACGCTCCAGGTCAATACAAATTCAGAAGGGCGGATGTATACGACCCCGCAAGGGAAAACGTATCCATCCGCCTCCACCATTTCAAAAATTCTCACCCGTGATGCTATTGCTGCATGGCGGTCCAGAGTTGGTGAACAAGCTGCGGATAAAAAGACTAAACGTGGAGCAGATCGTGGCTCCGCCCTCCATTTGATTTGTGAAAAATATCTCCTGGGAACATTGACACCTGATGAACGAACGTGTATGTTTCCCACTACAAAGGAACTATTCCTACAAATCAGACCCAAGTTGGATGCCCATATCGGGCGTATCTACGGAGTGGAGCAAGCCTTATTTTCAGATCGTCTGAGAGTGGCTGGTCGAGCGGATGCCATTATTGAGTGGGATGGTGAACCTGCAATTCTAGATTTTAAAACAGCAGAAAAACCGAAACCACTAGATTGGATTCTGAATTATTTTGTGCAGGGTACCGCGTATGCGGAAATGTTTGAAGAACGCACCGGGGTGCCTGCCAAGAAGGTCGTCATTGTGATGGCGGTGGAGACAGAAATGTTTCCCACCGTGTATGTTAAACCAACAAGTTCATATCTTCCGGTCCTAGAGAGGTGCATCGCCACGTATTATTCAGAACATGCATAGGAGGTTGTTATGCGATCTATGCTGATTGTCATAATCCTGATTCTCGTAAGTGTTACCGTCGCCCCAACAGACCTACTCAATATCGATTCTTCTGAGGTCCGTTCCCTGTATATTGAAAGAAAATTTGTGCCCCCGGTTACAAAAGTCTCGGCGAAACAGGCCCATTGTTTGACCCAAGCCATTTATTATGAAGCGGGGAATCAACCGCAGGCGGGTAAAGAAGCGGTTGCGCTCGTCATTATCAATCGAGCCCTCAGTCCAAAACATCCAAAGACAATTTGTGGTGTGGTACGTGAGAGACATACTGTTCGGCAGGAGACGGATGACCTTATCATCACAAAAACTGTCTGCCAGTTTTCATTTTGGTGTGGGCATCTTCGTACCCCGGTGGCAGATATCTGGAAAGATTCCGAAAGAATTGCTAAACGAGTCTTGCAAAATTATTGGGATCGTGATATAATATTTACATTGGATCGTGCGATGTATTTCCATGCTGACTATGTTTCCCCCTCATGGAAGTATCAAAAGGTGTTTTTGGGGAAAGTGGGGAATCATTTATTCTATGCGGATAGGCCGCAGCTTACTTAGGAGGGTATTATGGCAAGAGGTGGAGCAGTGAAGGTGGTGAATGTGGAGAATCTATCGCCAGAGGAACGCGGCAAGCTCTTGACTGCGGTCAAGGAAGTGTCGAACTCTTTGGCTCGCGCAGAAGGAGAAAAGGAGTTTGTGCGGGAGACTCAGAAGAAGATTGCAGAGGAATTGAAGATCCCCAAGAAATTGGTGGCGCGATTGGTGAAAGTGTATCATAAACAAAATTTTGACCAGGAAGTTGAGGAACAGACGCAGTTCCAAAATCTTTACCTGAAGATCACCACCAAGAGCTAAGATGCCTACCAAGGATGAAATTGAGGCATTCAGCCGCATGATTCGACAACGCTCCCATGAACACAACATTAGTTTGTGGGAGGCACTGATCGATTACTCCGAGGAGCACGATATAGAACATGCGGTGGTGGCATCACTCTTGAGTAAGTCTCTTCGGGCTGACATTACTCTTGAGGTCAAAGATTTAAACCTGTTGAAGCAACGCGGAAGGAAAGAAACTGTATTGCCATTATGACAGGATATAATGCATTTCTGTTGTATCAAGCGATCAAACTTCACTTCACAGTAGAAAGTTATGATTTCTTTCGATACCAGAAAAAGTTTCATTGTGCGGTTGAGACGTTTGAGAAAAGGCGCGATAGGTTTTCCTTTCATAAGTTGGGACGACAATATCCAGAAGAGAATGATTTGATTTTCTTCTTAGCCGCCACATTTTTCACGAAGCCCAAAATTTGGGTTGGGGAAATGTTCGGACCAGAAGCGACAGATGCCTATATGAAGCGGAGACGAATCCGTGAGTCATTAGAGTATACGGTGCTTCAGGATTTGGACGCGAATCATATCCATTCGATTGAAGACCTGAAATCTGCAATCAATACATTGGGGGATGATGGATACCCTGTGCTATTGGGATATGAAATCCATCATACAATAACACCTGAGACGTTGTTAGTGATTGATGCGTTAACGCATTGTCTGGATGCATGGGGCAAAAAGATTGCCGATACTATCGTGTATCCAAAAATGAAATTGCACTATCAACGGTATGCGCCATTCGTAGAGATTGATGCAAAGCATTTTTCTCAGGTACTTCTGACACAGTTGTTGCATAAATAACGATGTTGTCATGAAGTCTGTGGATACATTTTATACTACACATACGGAGGTTTTATATGTCTAACACACCACTCAGTTTTGCTGCCCTCAAACGATCCCGCGGTTCCTTGGACAAACTTGTTCAAGCGATTCAGCAAACAACAGCAGGACGCCAACAAGATGAACGGATGTGGGAAGCGACCGTTGATAAAGCGGGCAATGGTCATGCGATCATTCGTTTCCTAGAGAAGCCACAGCAGGACGGGGAAGATGGATTGCCCTATGTCCGAAAGTTCACGCACGGCTTTCAGGGACCAGGCGGCTGGTTCATTGAAGAGTGCCCCACCACATTGAACGAGAAGTGCCCAGTGTGTGAGGGGAACAATGCATTGTGGAATTCGGGAATCGAAGCGAATAAGAAGACGGTGAGTATTCGGAAGCGCAAGCTCGGTTACCTTGCCAATGTGCTGATCGTCAGTGATCCTGCTCATCCTGAAAATGATGGGAAGGTGAAACTGTTCCGATTCGGTAAGAAGATTTTTGATAAAATCTATGAGAAGATGCATCCAGAGTTTCCAGACGAAGAAGCCTTCAGCCCATTTGACTTGTGGGACGGAGCCAACTTCAAGCTCAAGATTCGTCAGGTTGACGGATTCCGCAACTATGACAAGTCTGAGTTTACCGCCCGTGGTCCGGTGGATGCAGATGATGCGAAGATCGAAACGATCTGGAAGCAGGCGCATTCATTGAAGGACTTCTTGAGTGCCAAGAACTATAAGACCTATGACCAGTTGGCATCTCGCCTCACCAAGGTCTTGGGCACGGTTCCAAGCACCGCAACCGCAGAACAAGCGAAGGCACCTCTCTTGCCTGAACTTGCCCATGAACCAGCATTGCCTTCGTCCCCTGCTGGTGGTCCCGAAGAGGAAGGCGACGATCTCTCCTATTTCCAGAGTCTAGCCAACCAGGAATAGCCCGCCGAACAGGATCGGGTGTGTCTTTCGGATGCACCCGATCCCCTTATTAATCAAGCACTTAGAATCCACAGATATTCTGTAGTAAAATCAATAGCTTAGAAAAGCCCAAAAAACGGTGTTTAACGGGTTGGAATTCTCATGGGAAGGGGGAAACCTGGACCAATGGGGAAAGTACGCCTATAAGCCGATTTTGACCGTTTAACGAGTCATTTTATCGTTATGGAGTAGCGTAATTTCGGTCCACCAATCGCAAGAATGAGGATTCCGTTGAACGAGGCGAAGCCATCGTATGGGTTATCATGGAAGAATGGACCTGGCTGTTTCTAATATTCGTAATATTGGCACTGCCCGATTCGGGTTCTGCATTTCTGGTACCAGAGGTATCCGCTTTCAGATCCGCATGAGCCTGTAAGGCGGCCCCAGTTGTGGGTGATGGAAGTGCCACTTCCGAAGGCTTTGCAGCTTTTGCTGGAACCGTCTGCATATTACCCGCGACCGTTGTTTGTGGATTCACCGCAGGCGACAGTTGTTTTGTATCCTTGACAGCTTCCGCTTTTGGGAGCATTTCAGTTTTGACATATTGTTTTGCGGCATCGGCTAGTTCAGGGAGTCTTTGCGCCCGAAGGGGATCACTGACAGGATCAATCCCATACATTTCTTTGTAAGCGTCATTGATAAGTGTGCCTACAAGCCCGGCTGCAACAGAGCCAATCGTTCCCACTCCAGGTACTAGTGCCGCCACACCTAATCCGGCATCAATCGCTGCTTGGGTCAAATCACCTTGAACGAGATTATACAATGCCGTTCCAAATCCTACTAGTGGGATCGCTTTGGATAGAACTTTGCCCATGAGCTTCGGAGCAACTTTCTTGATGGCTTCCTTGGGATCAGGCTTTGGTACCTTTGTTGCGGTTTCTGGTGCCTTTGTGGTAATTGGCACGGGAGTTTTTGTAATTGGTGGCTTTGGAGTTTCTGGAACAGTTGGCACAGGCGCAGGCTTCTTCAGTCCTGCCATTTCCAAGGCGCCAATACCAATCTCCTTCGCCTTACCTGCGAGATAGGAAGCCCCCTTTCCAATCGATCCGCCCACATCCTTGATTCCTTCCCAACTCATTTTAAGAAAGTCCACAATCTTGGTTTTTGCTGCCACCAGTCCTTCAAGCAATAATCCTCCAATTTTTTGTCCAGCCGCGAGGAGCCCACCACTCAACACGCCTAAGAATGATGTTGCGGCGCCCTTCAGAAGCCCCCACACCCAATCTAACCATCCTCCAGATGAGGATTTGTCCTTGATAGGAGCATTCGTGCTGTCCACTTTTGTTGGGGACATTTTCTTGAATTTTTGTTCATAGTTGGCTTCAGTGGATGCATCCTTCTCGCGCTCCCGATCTGTGGATTCTTTAGTTGCAAAGTCCACCAGTTGCTTGAGAAGTTCTACTTGAGCCGCTTCTTGTCGAGCCGTGGCGCCGGAGACAAATCTTCCAGTGTTTTTATCGCGGAGTCTCCCTTCGGGTGTCAATCCAATATCTTTCGTGGCTCCCATTTTCACCGCAATCGCATTGACCCGATCAGCGAGAAACGCAATACCTTTCGCCATCTGTTCAAAGAGACTTAGTGCTCGCTGTGACGTTTCTGACACAGGGGAGGGAGAACTGGTGGGGGCTGCTTCCATCATGGGAGCCGGGGATGCCATTGGTTGCAGTCCAGCCGCGGATCGAATTGACTGCTCATTTCTCCCCATGACTTTTCCAGCTAAGACCGTCGCAAGTTTAGATCCACCCGTCATACGATTCACGATATTCAGTGGATCAAGTTTCTGTTTGAGTGACGATTTGGCTTGTCCAGTCTTAAATTTCAAGGCTTCTTTCATCGCAGTAAATGGACCACCACCAGACGCCAAGACATCAGCCGCGACATCGGGGGCGGATGATTCCCGTTGTCTCGCCGTGCTTATCTGCATCTTGATATTCTTGAGGGCTTCAAGAATCTCTTTGCGGGTCTGTTTTCCAAGTTCAACTTTTGGTGTCTGTTCCATTATCGCTTCCTCTTACGAGCTTGTTTGTTCTGCATTTCAATATTCTGCTGCCGAATGCGTTCGTTTTCTTTTTCCACTCGTTGTTGAACCAGTGTGATAAAGACGAGCCGTTCCCATGGCATCATGGATTCTAGCTCCTCAATAGAAAACTTATGATCCTGAACTAAGGTAAAGGTCGTCACGTAATAGTTCTGGAGTGTATCATGCTGTAAAATTAGCCGAAAAAACTTTCAAGCCCCTGTACCACCATTGCCTCTTCTGCCCCGCACTTTGGGCATTTGAATTGAATGGTCGTTTGTATTTTGGGCATCGTTAAAAAGAATCGATCCAGTTTTGCAACTTGTTCATGGGTCAAGGTGTCCACAAACTCTGTCAACTCCTGATGGTCGATATCCTTAGCGTACACCACACTCTCATTATCATTAATCGATTCAATGTTGTCCAGTAAGACCGCAAACGCATCTTCCGGTGTTGCTTCTTCCTTTGTCAAGGATTGGAAGGAGGTAAATGTGGGATACTTTAATGTCACCCCCACGGTATCAGTTAACTGGATATATTTGTTATGCCCTTCCCCAAAGGAGGGCTTAATCTCCAACAAATTCACATCATATTCCGACACATACTCACAGGGAACGAGTTTGGAGGTGTTATTCGCGTCATCACGTTTTTCAACTTGTTGATTGCAACGATAGCGCAATTTGACAACTTCTCCGATACTTCTAGCACGAAGTTGGAGGAGTAGAAATTCCACATCGAAGAGTGGGAGTTTATCAATCGCAATATTGGAGATCGCTCCAACACAGTTTTCAAGAATCTGTCGAGCCGCTTCGATCATAGTCTTGGAATCTTTCGACTCCAATGCGATCATGAGGAGCTTTTCTTCCTTTACAAGAAACGGACGAAAGGAGACTCGTTTCCCCGATGGTAATGTGACATCATAATGTGGTACATTAATCTTTGGTAATGCCATACACTCACCTCATATTATGTGTTAGGGTTAGTATTTAACAACGGATATGGAGGAGTGTTCCTCTCAAAACGGGACATTTCATAGTATTGATATGCTAATGTAATGGTAACACGATGGAATCCATCTTCCGACCACGCTAATGGCATCTGGTTAATGTTGGTCGGATAGGCGTTGAGGAGTGACCATTTTGCGATTGTATGTAGTGAGTCTTCTCCTGTTTTCCGTGTGACATCAAACTGCGTGATGGAGATATCTGTCACAAAGGTATTGAAGTAATTTAATAAGTTCGTGGTGGATTCTAGTACGCCATCAATCCAGGCTTCAAAGAACTGTCGAATGAAGAGATCCTGTGTTTCCAAAAAGGTTAATGTCACTTCCTGGTACAAGGATTGATACGGGATCTTATAGACTGGTCCGTAGATGCGAGTATCTTGTGTCGCCAGTTGTCGTCCAGGCAGTTCTGCGGATTCGCAACGAAACGCCAGCAATCGGCTATAGTTGGGGAACTGAGTCGAGAGGATACCTGGGATCGTAGGAATCGTCACCTGAAAGTGTGAGGTTTTCGCTACCCCCTCTGCCTGCAAGTTAGCAATAAATTCGTGAAATAACCCAGCCATTAGTAGTTCTCCTTGGACTCTTCCCAGACTTCCTGATCGTTGGTGTATTGAATTCCTCTGAATCGCTGCATCGGTAATGCGGCGGCAAGATGCCACTCTGTTGCTGGAATCTCTAAAAATCGTGACTTAATATGGGGGAACAAATATCGCTTGATACACGGGGTCGCTTCATAGGCCGAATGAGTCGCTTTCAAAATGGGATAGGTCAATCTGAACCGTGTTCGTTCATCACTCAATGACCCGGATGCATGTTGCCCCAATTTCCGCAATAAGACCAGTCGGTCTTTCGCTGGAATATAATGAAGATTGAGCCCCAGGAATCCATCAGGATACCGTTCAATCGGGATCACTAGTGGAAACCGGTCCCAGTATGGCAGGGTGTCCTGCATTTTCGCACTATAGAAAAAGAAGTACATTCTCCCTGTCATGGACCGCGCCCTTAACGCGGTTCGATCTGCAAACAGACTCGATGGCGTAGGATTCAGGGTCTTTGCTTTTTGCAAGAGCCAGGCTTGCCCAATACGGGTGTGTGGGTTGATTCCCTTTTGAGAAAGCTGTGTTTGTAACTGCTCAATAATTGTTGCCATATTGACTATTTATATCATCCAAAGAGATTATCTTTCTCCGTGATGACCTGGAATTCCCACCCCTGGTCATCACAAAATTTCTTCGCCGCGTCCCATTTCGCCATGTTTGTGGCATAGGTCACGATCTCATTGAGCGTCTTCCGAGTTTGCTTTTTTGGCATCTGAAACTTCGTTTGGGAGTGGGGCTTGACTTCTAGGAGGTAAGTATGATGTTTTCCGTCCTTGCCGCGGACCTTAATCAGCATATCAGGGAAGTAACGGTGCATTTTACCGTCAATGGGGGATCGATAGGGGATTGCCAATCCTTCTGAATTCCAGAGCACCACAGACGGATTGCGGTCGAGTTTCGCCATTAATTGGAGTTCCCAACCAGATCGGTATACAATGTCATGCACGTTTCCCGCGTATTTTTCAGGATGGAGCGGGGTAAATTTTCCCTGATGATAGTTTTTTGCCATAAGATAAATGCCCATAAATACTAGTCTGAATCACATCGGGGGTATTTATGGCAGAAATCAAAGAGATAAAAGTGTCGATCAACGATGGGGCCTCTGTCAATCAGGCCGTTCCTGATCCAAAAGTCCAGGGACCATCTAGACGGCAAACGGAACGAAATTACGAATATGAGACGATCCAGTATCCCTCTGATTTGGGTGAGGGGACCCGCCATCCATATTCCATGACGTTCTATATTAATATCAAGAATCTTTCACAATGGGCCAGAGGGAAAAATGACTTGGTGGCTCGATTGGGGAAAGATGGGGAACATACAATCGCCTCTACAGTTGAAAAGCACCAGCGAGGACGCACTATTGTCAAAAATGCATTTGGTACTGGTACTGATGTGGGATTTGGACGGAACACCTCGCGCACTAAAGCCGCCATTCGGTTGTATATTCCCGATACGCTCTCATGGTCCTATCAGAATAGATTCCGCACACCGAGCTTGAGTGGTATGCCTGGGGCGAAATCTATTCAAGCAGGAGCAGCAGCAGTAGAGGAATTTCAAAAATCTGGGGCGACGGGATCATTAGCAAGTTTAGCAAAAAGTGGAGCATATGCCGGGATTGAGGCCATTGGTAAAGCATGGGGAGGGGAAGAGGGTGCGGCATTAGCATTGTCAGCCTTTGGAGTTGCGGTAAACCCACAGATTGATGTGATCTATGATTCACCTGAATTGCGTACTTTCACATTTGAATTTTTGATGGCACCTCGTACAGCCAGTGAAGCCCGCGATATTCAAACCATCATTAATCTCTTCAAATTTCATTCCGCTCCAGAATTTTTTTCAGAAAATAGTTCGGTTGGGCGATATTTCATACCACCTTCGGAATTTGATATCAAGTTTTCAGTCCCCACGATGGGAACAATTTCCACCTGTGTCCTAGAAAATCTTACCGTGGATTATGGAGCATCGGGAGCCGCGTTCTATTCCGATGATGCTCCTGTCGCCACTCGTTTGACGTTGCAGTTTAGAGAATTGGAGTACATCACCAAACAATATATCGACCGTGAAGTTACCGGTCGTGAGGATGATGAGGAATAAGTATGCCAGCATCATATTTTTCTAATTTCCCATTTGTTAACTATTCCCTGAATCAATCTCCCAAGCTCGGTGAGTACCAGTGGGTGACAGACATTTTCCGCCGCGCAGCCCCCATTCAATCGATCTTAAAGGATAGGTCGCTCTTTTATAAGTATTTTGTGGCTGATGAAGAGACGCCGGAAATGATTGCAGATCGACAGTATGGTTCCGTGAAATATCATTGGGTCGTGACGATGTTCAATGGAATTACGGACCCTC